GTTTATTTGGTGATTATAATTGTTATCGTTTGTTCAGCGAAACAATAATTATTCTCCAGAGAAACGGCCTAAGACCTATGATGCGGATAGATAATGTCGCCGCCCTGGCAGCCAGTTTTTCTATTCACGAAGCTTGGGATCTACAACAGATTCTTCAAGCAGCAGATTTAGAATTCTGTCAAACTCTAAAGCCCCTAGTAGGCCCTGTGACAGATCTATTTGAGATAGGATTTGCTATCAGTCCTGTTGGCAAGCTTAATATCTTACTTCAATCTAAGAGAGCCAACTTTGTGAAAGGATTGATTATAAACCTAAGAGGCTTTGTTAACATGTCTCATTTATTCGAGAAGTTAGCCACAATAGCCTGGGACAAAATCCTAGACATGACAGCTGTGAATAATGAGAGCAACCTCACGCTGTATGCATATTCAGCCCGAGTAGATAGTCTCCTAGAGACTAATGTGCTTAAACGAGTGAACATGGATCTAGACGGTTTATTAGATGTTACTATGGAAGCCACTACCATCAAGAAGAAGATTGTAGCCTCCTTATCAACCGTTCTCTGGTCCTTGATATCCGAGAGAGCAATTTGCAGCCGTGAAAACCTCCAAAGAAGGAGGTTGGAATTGAACTTGCCTAGTCAAGCTTGGTATGGACAAACCAAGATGTTCTTAGATTTCGAGTTCTTCCAAATGGATAAGGTCTATTATCCTTATTTAGCTGCTTGGGTTGTTGATGGAAAACCTGGAAGAGTTTTCGCCATCGAAAGTGATTTGATGATGTCTGAAAGTCAATATAAAGTTCAGAAAAACTTTTTACCAGACAGTCATATCAGATCTGCTGATGGAAGAGTTAGAATAATGGGCACCCCATTATCTGTAGTACAGTCACAAATGAGGAGTGACTTAGTAGGAGTGAATCTCATTTTAGGTAAAGCTCTGTATGCTGAGAGGATGATTCTACAAAGTTGGGGCATAAATATGCCTACTTTAGATGTGGCAAATGAGGTCCGATTTCTAGTATGGTCTACTGATAAGATAGCCTCATTATATCCTCAATGGTGCGTTAAACATAACGCGCTGACAGAAGTCCTATTCTTTAGAGCTTTAGTAGAGGACAAAGTGCGAGTCATGGAGCTTGACACATCCATGAACCACCAGACACAAGACTTTTTCGTTTATGAAAACGATACCTATCCTGGTTTTTGTGCTCATGTAGCAGCCTACATGTTTGTGTCTACAGTTGAGGAGAGGATCGAAGTGTTGAATGGGAAATACAACAACTCTATGATGTTGAGCAAGATTGTAGAGAGAACAACTCCTTTGTTCTCCTACATGTTTAAAGCTTCTGATTTCTCTAGACCTTTTATTTTCTCTCTAGGAGCTATAGCACACTTTTTCCCTTGCGTGCTAGATCAAGGCAATACTCAACAAAAGATTCAAGATAATCTTAGGAATAATCCTTTTCTCTTATTAATTAAGAGAATTGACGAGGAAAGAGCGCATGTCAAAATTGTGTTCAAGTTGCCTAGTTTGATGTTAGAGAATGCTGTCGCCACTTTAGCCCCTGTGGAACAATTCTCGCAAAACATCGCGAATATGGTTTTGGGTGCTTCAGAGAAATACCATTTGAAGACGAAGTTTTCTCAGAGCTCCAAACAAAGCTTGTTATCAGTCGACGCTAAACCCCATGCTAAAAAGAATGGAGTGCAAGAAGCTTTCTACCAACCCGATCGCGATCATAGAAGATTGGAGAGAGGGAAATTGGGCTATGTTGTGGGAGGTGACACTATAGCAGCTGTAAGAGTAGTATCTGTGATAAGCCCCCCAACAAACGGGATCGTCTGTCTTCCGACCTGCATGGCTATGATATATGCTAACCAGACAGATATGGGAGTAGTAAGCGTTTTGAGAAGGATGAGCACTAACATTAATAGAGACACTTCAGAGGCTCTAGCCGTCTACAGTTGTCTGAGAGACATAGTTAGAGCTGCGAAACCTTTAACTCAAGATGCCGACTTCGTGTTAGGCAAGGCGGTGATGAATTCAGTAAGCTGGGTGGAGAATTTTGTCGTCCAATTTTGCGAGGCAATAACCAAATCTTCAGCCAACATAGTTCCCAGCTTATTATTCACCTTAGTTTGTTGTAGTCTAACAAACACAGCCTACTACTATCCCGGAGGCAGGAAAGCGGTTGAAGATATTTTTGAGACAACTCAAAACCCGCTTAAAGACGTGGTCGACGAGCAGTACGATGATATCAGAAGATTAATTCGTCATAAGAGTTTCTTGGCACAAGAAGATCCCGAGCAATCGGGTATTATTTTAATCAGAAGACAAGACAACTCCGACTATGTTCACTGCTTGATCAATAGTGACTACTACCAGAAGTTCAATATGAACATTTGGGCATTAATGGGAGATGGCAAAGAGCATCTCGACCTGAGCACAACCGAAGAAAGTAAGAAACAGTCGATGTTGTGGTGCTCATGGGAAGCTTTAAAGAAAGCAGGCGTGTCAGAGACTTTAGAACAAGAGTTCAAGAGATCTGTGTTGATGAGACGGAGGACTTTTCCTGTTGCAACAGGTGATGATGAGCGATATGTCTCAGCAGAAGAGATATTATCTTTTTGCAGATCGAAGAATTATTTGGCTAGAATCTGGTCAAATAAAGGTCAAGATAATGAGATCTTTGCAGAGACCGCGAGATGTATGGCGTCAGCCTCAGCCGGAAAACCACTCAACTTGTTATTGGTTTACACACCCGGTCACTGGTTGAGTCTTGTAGACTTTAAGAATGTCCAAATCTCTACTGATAGACAATATCTCCTTTTGAGTTCTCAGAAGAGACAATTGAATCAAGACACCTCAGCTAAGAATATAGTCTGGACTAGCCCCATAGATCCTTCTATGATAGTCGCTAATAATCTAGACTTGCCGTCAAGGAGAAATCTGAAAGACTTCTTGAAAATTTCTGATGAGGACTGGACTAATTCTGAGAGATTAACAGAACGACTCAAGAAAGAGAGAGAAGAAAAACTCAAAGAGCAACAGAAAAAAGAAGACGATTCCAAGTCTGACAAAAACTCTAAGAGCGACAAAACTCGACAGAGACCTCAACCACCAAAAGACCAGAAATCAGACAAGTCTTCCACAAAATCCAGCAAGGAAGGTCAAAAGAAAGCTGATTTGACCAAGCAGGAGAAGAAGGTGGAGAGAAAGCAGAACAAGAAAGGTGGCAAGAACAAGCAGACAACTAACACTCGCTATCAGACTCAGAAAGCTCTAATGCAACTAGAGCTAGAGAAAGCCAAGAAAGCTGCTGAGAAACAAAAGAGAGAGCAGGCTCAAAATTCTAAGAAAGTCCCCGAAGAAGAAGAGAAAGAGAGACTACAGAGAGCAAAAGACCGCCTCAAGATGTTGAAAAAGAACAAGATGCTCGCTAGAATGGCCAATAAGACCATTGAAAAGCTCAAAGAGGAAGAAGAAGAACAAAGAGCAGAACAACAAGAGGAAAGTCACGATGATGAGAGCAGAGGACGACGTGGAGAGAAGTCTAAGTACGACAATATCTTTGTCAAACTTTCCATATGGGAGAAAACCCTCAAGAACGTTTTCGGTCACTTCTGGAAGATAGATAAATACGGTCAGATAGTGAACAAATCTCTGGCTTTTATCTTTAGATCAAAAGCACAAGAAATTCTAACCGAAATGCATTCTGATGTCTTTGAGGGATCTGTGGCAGACTTTAAATTGTTAGGCAAATATGCCTATTGCCACCCCTTCCTAAGACATGTGACAGACTTTATGACTGTCACAGCCCTCTCTGCCATGATAAAAGATAATCAAACCACGTACATAGGAATCGCCTCTAAGTGGCACAAAGAATTAAACTACAATAAAGGTTTAAAAGCCATGGTCTATCGCCCCAGACTCATGCAAATCGACCATCTATACTGGGACAAGCATTATCGAAAATGCCCAGAGCGATTTGAGGGGAGACTACTATTGAGAGATTTACCGATAGACGCTGCTACTCGATTCCCTAAGATCACAGACAAAATGTTTGAAGATAACAGCCCATACCCTCTAGACAAATTCTATGAGGTCACGTCAGCCACTTTAGACAAACATTGGAAAATGATCGCAGAACTTGTAAATCCAAAGTGGAAAGATGTGTTGACCAACACAAACATTTCTCTAGAACAGATTGATCAAATCATACACCGCATCAAACTAGAGAAAACAGGTTTAAAGAAGGCTACTGGATCAGACACCAATTCTGAAGCTGATTCAGATTCCAGCGCCGAAGCGCCAAAAACTCCCTTCTCAGAGAGATTGAGAGTTTGGTGGGAAAAGAATATAATCGGCTGGAATTCTAAAACTGAAGCTCAAAAGAAAGCTGATTTACAAGCGAAATTGAAAGCTCTTGATGAGAACAAAGATGACGTTCCTAAAGAAAAAGATAGGGTCTACAAAAAGATCTTCAAAGACTTGGAGTTTTTAGACAAAGACCTACAGACTTTTTGGGATAATATGAGAACTCAAAATCAAGATGCTGAGATTCTCAAGAGCGCCAAAACAGGCAATTTAGTAGATAGACAAAACGCTTTCATATTCTATATAAGACATAGAGATTGGTTTTCAGATAAATACCCTTTTGCCAGCACCGTAGCCAGCCAATCATGCCCGATCCTCTCCGTCGACAGTATTTATTATCCAGGAGTATCAGAAGGTATCATCAATTACCTTTATGAAAATAAAGGATCAGAGGCTTATATAGTGTGCAACCTATATGCTCCAGAACCAGGGACTCACTACTTCTATGACTCGGAAGGACACTTTGATATAAAATTGAATCAAGGGAAGTGGTGGGTGTACAACTACCCTAAAGGAAATGAAATCGGTTACCAACATGAATTGACACCGATAGTCTTCGACAGACCAGCTCACTTCACTGTATGTATGAAAGAAGGAAAACCAGGTCAAATATTTAGTGAGTGTATCAATCACGTTAGAACTGGTGGAAAATCCTCGACAGTACTCTGGAAATGGTCTTGGATACTCAACTCAGACAACATCAAACCAGAGTTTTACAAACACTCAACTAAAGCCAATCTAAAGATTTATGAGCAATCTAAAAACTTAGAAGAAGCTATTACTCAGTTCTATGCTGGAGATTCTTTGACGAAAGGTCATATAGCCAGATGTAAGAACTGGTTACTATATCTAAGAAAGAAACAGACGTTAGATCTCGGATCTCTAGAAGAGATAGATGAAGCTATTCGAACCACCTTTTTCAAATACTACCAAGTATTGAAAAGGCACGGTCAACTCAATGCGAAATTCGAAGCAGGATTGAAACTAGACGAAGCCGACGTGGCAATACCTGAAATATATCATCAGGTACAAATTGCCGACTCCCTGCTTAAAGATCCACAGAGCTTCATAAAAGATGAGATACAGACTGACACTTATTGGAATTATCTGACTTTTCCATTTGCTGTGGCAGAACGTATGTTCTGCGGGAACATAGGACAACCCATGACAGACGCCTTTATAAAAGACAATACGCTAAACGACTTGATAGAACACCACAGAGATAACAAACACGGTATGCAAGTTGTGGCAAATCAAGAGTGGGAGACGAAATTCTACCACAACTCTTCTAGATACACAGCTTTAGGCTTAGAAAACACAAGCGTGGCAGGTTTGAATCAATTGTCCTATCCTTCAGCCATAGTGAATTATGATTTAAATGCTTGGATAGAACACAAGACAGCAGTTAACGCTAACTTGAAGGACGTCTTGTCAAGGATACCCACAGGCTTGCGACTCCCCACTGAGAATTTAACTCAGACTCTCAAAGAAGATAAGAGAAGCTTAAATCCAAAAGATTTGAGCTTTTATTTGAGAATAGCAGATGCCAAAGTTCTCAATGAAGGAGATATTAAGATCGATAGAGACTTTGTCGCCCTTAATAGTGCCAAAGATCAGATAAACTTCGTGAGACCTATTAGTGATGAAGCCTTATTTAAGATAAGATACCCCAATATGAATTGCAGGAATATCCAACTATCCTTCTCAAATTTCGAAACAAAATCTGCTTTTAAAACAAATAGACTCGACAACCATTTTGAAACATGGTTTTTAGAAGTGATAGAGAACGCACGGACTCAGCCTCAATTGATAATCAACTCAGGTCATAAAACAGCTTTAGATAGACATCTGATCCAAGATGACAAGGTTATAACTTCTCAGATAGTCTTAAAAGATGATGTGGGACTACTCTTTGGTCTAATTGGCAGACACTTTGATAGTAGACTCATACCTGAAGACAATACAGTAGCAGAGTTCTATAAATTTAATAAAACGTGGTTACCAGACCTCGCTAGAAACTCAGTGCAAGAGATTATAGCTAACAACCAACTTGACTACACTATGGAACAATATGTTAAAGAAGTTGAACCATATAAGAGAGGTCTATATACAAGAGGACTACAATCTTGGAAGAGAAAGCCTTATTTGAGCAGTGTGTTCACTGCCATGCAGAAAAATGACGAGTGGCTTTTAGAAGAAAACGGAGATGTGAAAGCCAGAAACATCTTCGTACCGAAAGCCGAGGTTAGAGTAGTTCTCGGTTGGATCAACCATCAGATCCTCACATCGCTAAAGGGATTAGTTTCAGAATTCGTTTTAGGAGCTAACAGTGATGAAGTGGCAGATAAATTAACGGAAGCATTTGACTTGATACCAAATGCAAAAGTGATTACTTGGGATGGTGGTAGACACGATGCGCACCAACACATCAGCTTGATTGAGAGCGTGGATCACATGTTCTTTAAAGAGTGGTTTAAACATTTTGCCAAACTGAATGTGTTCAACTGTCATGAATTATCTGTCATAGAAGAGATGGTTTTCAGAAAAGTAGTGAAATTAGAGTTCTATTCCAGTCAATTGAATTCTAAAATGAAGCAAGTTGTTAAAAAGAGAAAACAGAAAATGTTCTCTTGTGATGTTTTAGGAACAACTTTTACTGGACACCCTACATCGACTACCTTAGGTAACACCCTCAGAGTATTATCATACGTAAAGTTCATATGCGACAAAGCTGGAGTTTCCAAAAACCTCAATGATTATAGAGTCTTCGTATCAGGAGACGACGTAATTATGATAATGAATGAAGACAAGATAAAAGCTTTTAGAGAGGTCTTCGATCAAATGTACTCCTACCAAGATGAGACTTTTGAGAGCAAAGGTTTGGGTCAATTAGCCAAGAACTTTAGAGTGTCTGACGATATAGGAGAATTTCTTGCTAAAGATGTTTTATTGAATCACAATAAGAAGTGTGTGTTTGTCAGGAAAGCACCGAGAGCAAACCTGATGAGCAACTACCTAATACCTACAGACATACTTCATGGAATTACCGCGGAGGAACACAATGCAGCCGTGACATGCTCCCTAATAGCCAGCAGTAAAGAGCAACCCGGAGTTAAGCACTATATCAATAGAAGAGTACAGGAATTAAACGCCAAAGCTAGTAACAAAACTGTCAAACCAGTTAATAAAATGTTGGTGAGTCATAATAACAAATATGCTCAGAAGGAAGAATATTTTGATGTGCCTCAATACCAACTACAAAATCTGAATAGATTAGATTTAGCTAATGATGACGTTTATTCTAGAGGTTTTCTTGTAGAACTTGACTTCTTAAAATTGCAACAATCTGTCGGAGCTCTTTCTGCAGGAAAAATGAACGTTCAAATGATGGGAACAGGCCAAGGCCAAATACCGCATATCAGGAAAGATATGGGAAATGCTGGTGCTATACCTCAAAGAGGAGCTCAAGGACCAAAGCACGCTTTTGATAGCGTGCCAGACCCTAGAGCTCCCGCTAATAGAATTCCAGAAGCTGAATGGAAAGCGATGACTAAAGAGCAGAAGAAAGCCTTACTAGCGACTAGACAAGCTCCCGATGCTCAACACTATGTGATCAAACAAAACAAACGTGGCCGAAATGTCCGAGCCTATAAGGAAGGTGCAAGACCTCTATCCATGAAAACTTTCCTAGACAAAGCTAATAACTTCAGAACAAAGTTTAAAGACACTTATGGACAATATCCAAACTTCAACCAGGTTGTAGGAGCTTACGATCAGAATGCTCTAGAAGCTCGAGACATCGTTGACGAGATGGTGCAAGGTCCTCTACTCGGGAAGTTAAACAAACTCTCCAGAGTCGCCTCGCAAAAAGTCTTTACAGCGATCATTCCTAACTATCAGACTCTATCTCGAGATGAGAAGATAAAAGCGTTAGCCCAAATAGTCCTAGACGATGTGGACGAAACGCCTTTTCACCATATGAAAGACTCTATGATAGATCACATTATCGAACATGTGAACAACTCCGAGACTTCCAGCGCTAGATCTCTTGTAGCCAATTACCGAGAGATGATCTATCATCTCACACAAGGTTCTACTGGAGACGCTTCCCTTCAGGGGGTTAGCAACAAGCTGCTATGCGCCTATTTGTGTCCAGAAAACTACTCAGCAAGAAGACCAGAAATGACTTCTATCAGAACTTGTGTGTCCAAGTCGCGACACAATTACACTTTTACCACTAATGCTTCAGGCAATCTAGGTCTGTATATTCATCCCGAAAACATATGTGGAACTTCAGACGCTTCTCAATCATTTATGAAACTGTATAATGGGTCGACTTTTAACCCAACCACAGGCGGTGATGCTACAACACCAGTCCCCTCATACACAGCCGGACCACTAAATGAGTCTTACACAAGTGGTATGATCAATCAGTTTAGATTGATAGGTCTATCAATAGACATTAAAGCTGTGCCATCACTGTTAAATGCACCAGGCCTTCTGCAAGTTTGCTACTTCAACGACTTACCTAACGGAAGTTTAGCCGGCAATCCAACGATACCCCAATCCAGATTGGGTCTTTATGCCCGCTATAGAAACTGCCCTCTAGCCACTACCAATATCAGAGAGATATGGTCTCCAACAGACGCTGCTGATGGTGAATTAATTCAACCGGGAGTTGGAAAGCCTTTGTATAACGGTTTATATATACTAATCACTGGCGGTCCCGCTTCAACCTCTGTTATCAGTGTAACAATTTCACAGGTCACTGAATTTACACCATTCGGTACAGTTTCTCTTATATCCTCAGCCGAACAAGCTGAAAGTGGACCCTCAACGATTCCATGTTTGGCTCAGATTATCAGATCTAGACCAGCAGTATTATCCTTGAGCTACCCTGATTCAGAGAGACTTTGTCAAGTGATTATGCGAGCCGGAACACAACACGACAACATCATGTCTGCTGTTCTCGCTCACATTTCAACCAGTGCTAGCGGTGGTTTGACCACTTTTGAATGCTAAGTCTTCAGATTAGAGAGCCTACTCTAGATTCAAAAGGCAACCGGGAGCGGTTCACAATACTCACCGGACATCGTCCGAGTAAAACTTGAAGAAGTATAAACTTGTGACTTAGATGATCCTTTGATTACTTTAATTACAGTTATCACAGATCGCTAAGTTCACACGTGATCTCAGATCAATTTGGAGGCATTCAATTTAATTATATTGAATGGTTCTCTTCACTAAAC